CTGTTGGCAAGATCGGCCTTATCGTCCAGCTCGTCCAGAATATCTTGCAGCGCAGACGGGTCGCCCATCGTTTGGGCAATGGTTTTCAGCAGATCGCGCCAGTCCCGACTGTTTGGCACATAGCGCGCGGTCGAACGGTCGCCCACCGGCAGCGCGCCATTGCCGCCCTGTCCGTCGCCAGTGTAGCCGGTATGGTCGCGCAGCAGGCGGTTGATATCGTCAAGCAGAGCCATGATGCGGCCTCTCCATGCAAAAAGGCCCTGCGCCCGCCTCGCGGCGGGGCAAGGCGGTATGGTGTTTTCAGTAAGTCAGGGCGTGGTGATCGTGGCCGGCCCGGTCCAATCGCCCTCGATGCCCGAGACGTTGGCGGCCGCGACCCAGTATCGGTATTGCGTCTCCGGGCTGACCGCTTCGTCGCGATATTCCGATATCTGGCCCGATACGCCGCCAGTGCTGCCGACCAGCGAAGCATCGACCGGATTGGTTGTCGCGCCGCGATAGATGCGGATCTCCGCAAACGCCCCGTTTGGGTTGCGCCACGACAGATGGACCGCACCGCCGCTGGGCGATGGGATCAATTCGGACGGCTGGCCGGGCGGCGTCGCATCAACCGTGATCGTGATGGGGCCAAGCGGTTCCCAATCATCGACCCCGGCGAATACGCCCTGAAACCGCGCCTGCGCCTCGTATTGCTGCCCGTCCTGAACGATGCCGGAACGCGCGACAAACCCCGTCGCCTCCATGTTGATCCAAGCCGTATCTCCGACGCGGCGATGGCGGGCCTGAATGCGGATATCGTCCCGGTCAGGGATGGGCGCAGCCTCGACCTGTAGCGTTGCGAGCCCCGTCCGCTCATTCGGACGCATGACAACCTGCGTCAGCACCGCGAATATTTCGGGCGGCGGGTCATTTGCCGGCCCGGTAGCCTCGACGGGCGGGTCGCCTTCGTCGGTCGCCGCATTCCACGCTTCCGAGGTCCGATCAACCTTCGCGAGCTCGATGCGGCATTGCATCTCGATCGGGTCGAACTCGTGGTCAAGCACCTCGTATTCGCCCTGTATCACCCGCCCGGAACCGTCCTGCGGCTGATAGTCCAGCAAGATTGTGTGGCGCTGACCATGCGCGGCCGGATAGCGGGCCTTGAGGCCGACAATATTGGTGACGATCTCGATCCGGGCGCGGTTGTCGTCGTGCATCTGCATCTTGCCGCGGCGGCGAGCCTGCGAGGTGTTCGGGCACATTTCCAGCCGGAACTCCTGCGCGATCTCGCCCTCTTGCGCCAAGCGGGCAGCATCCCGCCAGGCATCGACCTCGGCCACCTCGTATTTTGCGGCCGGGGCGAGGTGCAGCACGCGCAAGGTGTTGTATCCCTCGCGCTCGCTGATCGCCTCGCTGGTCTGGATCGCAGAGATGTCTTTGCCGGTCAGCGTGCAAGCCGTGTCGCCGAACGGGCCGCCGATCAAGCCGATCCGGCCGTCCTGCGTCTCGTAAGTGCTGATGCCGCTGGCGGCCTTCATGCGATCGAGAACCTGCTGGGGTTCCTCGTCCAGCGTCCAATAGCCCCAGAGGCGCATATTCGGCGTGGTGCCGCCCGCCTTCTGCGCAATCGGCAGGTCGCACCAGTCTGCCATTGCCTCGACGCTGGACCAATCTACCTCCGACTGGTCCAGCCGGTAGCCGTCTGGGTGCGTCAGGTAATGGGCGATGACCAAAGCGGCATTGTCGGACCAGACCGTCGCGGAAGTGCGAGGGTCGTATATCCGCTGCCCCCGGATCACCCATTGAAAGAGGGTGTTGTAGCTCTTCGGGAAAATCTTGCTGAAATCTTCCTGCCCTGGCGCGCGGCTGCGCACAAGGAAAGTGGCTTGGTTTTGCAGCCGGTGATTTGTTGTCCACACCGAGGGGAAGGCGTCAGTCACGGCCGGGTAGTTTCCGCCCTGACCAGACCCGTTTCGACTGGTGACGAACACAAAGCCCGCCTTGTCGCCGCTATCTACGGCATTCCCGGTCAGCGACACGGGCTCGCCATCTATCCAGAACTCCTCGAAAGCGTCGATCGGGCCATGGTTGGCCACCACCAGCTGGAACAGCATCCCGTCCTTGACATCGAAGAATGCCCGAATGCCCCCGGCCAGATATCGCCCGACATAGACCCTGCGCGGGGCATCGGTCTGCGATATGACCGCCTGAATGTCGGCGGTAGATATGTTCGGCCTTGGTGACAACGCCCGCGAAATGAGGGACGCGGTCAGCCCGATGGCCGCTTGCCCCGCAGCTGTCCCGATCGCAACCGCAGTCGAGAAGGAAACTCCAGCCGAGGCGGCAAGGAAGCTGGCCGCATATGCGAATGCGTAGCTGATCGCCGAGAATATCGCCATCACTTCACCATTGCGATTTCCGCGACCCGGTAGCCTGATCGCTCAAGGATGCGCTGCGCCGCGCCGCCGTTGCATGAAAGCTTGACCAGCGCCGCGCCCTGCGCCTGCGCCCAAGCCTCGAAGGCCCGCAGAAGCGCGAGGCCCGATTTGTCCTCGGCATACCAGCCCAGCTCGACCGCCACGGGGTCGGGGTTGATGACCGTTTGCGTGATGCATCCGGCGATAAAGCCCCGGGCCGTGACCAGCACGACGCCGCGCGGATCCTGCATCAGCCCGGCAAGTGTCTCACCTGTCTTGAGCCGATCGACCCGCTGCGGGCCGCTGACGGCAGCCGCCAGCCGCGCGATCAGGCCGATAATGCGGGGAATGTCCTGCGGCGTGGCGGGTCGGATCAGTTGCCTGGCTGCCATATTATCGACTTGTCCTTGAGGGTTGGCAGGAGTTCGAGGCCCAGATCGCCTGCGCTTCGCGACTTCTGGTCGGCGGGTGTCCACCGGCCGTAAGGCGGCTTCCCCTGCCAAGACATGCGGCCATAGGCTTCCAGCTCGATCTCGCGGCCATCCTCGCTGGAGGTGCTGCGCATGTCGCGCATGCGCCCCACGAAAACGCTGATGGGCGTGCCGATCAGGCGGCCTCGGTGGCCTCCATTGTCGGCATCCTCCAGCATCGCAAACAGCTGGTAATACAGCCGCACGGCGCGGCCGTTCACCTCGACCGCCTGATTGTCGCATCGGGCAATCATCTCGGGCGATGCCGCGGGAATGGAGAAAGTGACCATCCCCGCCGATGTGCCGTAGGTGGATGACATGGCGGAAATCTGGATGACGTCGCCCGTGCCCTTGTAGGTGACGCCGCCCGTCGTCAGATCGCCATAGCCCAACCACCAGCGTTGCGGGTTGGTGGCGAAGTCCATCCGGCACAGGATGGTGCAGGCCACATTCCCGCGGCGCAGATCTGCATCCGCGATATCGTGGATAGCCATCAGAATGCCTCAATGAAGGACAGGGCTGCCGTTTGCAGCGGCGAGCTATCGGCGCCGATCTGGTCGCCGCTTTCCAGCCGGCAGCGCAGCCGCAACTGATCGACAATGACGGTCGAGCCGTTGGCATATGCTGCCCGCAGGTTCGGCATCAGCGACAGCCGCGCCCGACGCGGGTTTTCGTCCAGCGGGGTGACGTTCACCACCTTATGCAGGCGGTCGCCCAAGGTGATGTAATGCCCGGGCCAGAGCCGCGACAGGGCGGGCGTGTTGACGTCGATGTAGCTGGCCCGATAGGCCGCCGAGGCACGCAGCGTGTAGCCGTCGAACGGATCCGGGGTGAAACCGATATGATCCGACGTCCACGGCTGGCCAGCCCCGCCGCGCCTGAGCATGCGCCCATTTGCGCCAAGCGGTCGCCACTTGACGAAAACCGGCACGACGCATTCAGCATCCGCCGCCATCATGGCAGTGACGAACGCCGAAAGCGCCAGCTGGCTTTGCATGTCATACCCGCCGAGCCGCATATCGATCCGCCAGCGCCCATTCATGGCAGGCTTTGCGAAAGCCTCGCCGTCGATATTCACGAACGGCGAGAGGCGCAGGCCCTCCAGTTGGGGAATGGCGGACTGAACTTTGACCGGAAAGGGAAAGGTCATCTGCATCTATTTCCCCTCCATCGCATACCGCCTATTGGACTGCGCCTTGCTGTTCTGGGCGATCGCGCGGGCAGATACCTTCCCGCTGATCTTCTCGACCTGGGCTTGCCAGTTGCCGCCCTCGTCCAGATAGACCCGCACATCAACGGCCCCGCCTCCGGCCTGCTGGCCCTTGGTGTGGTCGATGATGGTTTCCTGCGGGTGAATGAGCGCGAGCTGGCCGCCCATGCCATCCAGACCGCCTGTGCGGCTGCCGTCGCCGGTATAGCCGCCGCCGTCGAAGGACATGAGGCCGCCGATACTCTGGATCGCGGAGGATCCCCAAGACGTCATGCCGAGAAGGCCCATGCCGGCTTTGGCGATCTGAACCTTGGCGATCTGCTCTAGGATGCCGCGCAAGCTGTCGATCACGCCGTCGGACCCGTCAACGATGGATCCGAACAGATCCTGCATCGCATCTTGGCCCTTCTCGGTGGCCTCGCGCATATCCTCCAGCGTCTGCTCGGCATCGACATAGGCTTGCGCCATTTCCGCGATGCCTTGCTTGACCTGCGGCGTGATCTCGACGCCGGCTTTCTGGGCCGCGTTCAGGAGCTTCTGCTCTTCTTCGATCACCGCAAGCGCGCGCTCCCAATCGCCGCCCGCCGCCGTCACCTTCGCAAGGGCATCGGCCTGCGCGAGAAACGCCTCCGTCTCGGCCTGAATGTCCCAAACCGACCGTTCATACTCGTTCTCGCGGCCTTCGCGGTTGCGCTTCTTCTTGGCCCCCTTGCCTTTGCGGTTCGCCGCGCGATCGCGCTCGCGGGCTGCGTCCCGTTCGGCGTCAAGCTCGCCATCCAGATCAAGGCCGCGCTCGGCCATCGCCCGCTCGCCCTTGATCAGCATGCGCTCAACCCATGTGCCGGCATCAGCCTCGCGAGCCGTGAACTCTGCCTCCATCTGGAGACGCTGGCGCTCACGCGCAGCCTCGGCGATGGTTCTGCCCTGCCGCAGCGCGGTCAGTTCGGCGAATTTGCCGGCATTGGCTATGGCGCCGCCCCCCATCGAAGCCAGAGCCGAGGCGATTGCCCCGATCTCGCCCCGGACAGAGGCCATGCGCGCGGCCCAATCGTCAGTCGCATCAGCCGCCGAAACCGTGTGATCGTAAGCCGCAAGCACCTCGTCAGCCATTTCGCCCGTGATGCTTTTCGCCTCAAGTGTTGCCACCAGAGTGTCACGCTCAGCCGCAGATCTGGCTTGAGCGGCCTTCACACTATCAGCCCCGAAGATTGCCATAACTCGGTGCAGATCGGCCTGCCGGTTCAGATCGTCAATGATCTTGTCGGCCTCTGCCCGCTGCTCGCGATATGCCGCCGCCGCTGCGGCGTTTTCATCGACAATTTCGCTCGCCGTGAGCGCAATTTGCGCCACCTCCCGCGTGACTGCGCGCAACTCCTCTGGGACGTTTTCGAGTGACCCAAAGGCCGTGACCATCGCGTCGCCAAAAGCCTCGGCGGCGGTGACCTTCTCTTCCATCGTATCAGCATCAGCGAGCCGGGAGAGCGCCACAATCGTAGCCTCTGCTTGTTCGCTGGTCAGCTTCAGTTCATCGCGGATATTGAAAAGCGTTTCCCGCCATTCCGGCATCATCCCGCCACGGGTCACAGCCATAGAATTCGACAGCCCGCCAAAACGCTCGGTCACTTCATCGACGGCTTTACCCAATGCGGAGACCGCATCCAGCCGGGCAATGACCCGCAGAGTTTCTGCCGCCTGACTGGCGACAGCGGCCATGGTGCCAAAGCGGGCCTGCATTTCTTGCGTAGATGCCCCTGCCAGCCTGGCAAGGTCTTTATAGGTGCTTACGGCCTCGGACAGATCATCAAGCGCGTCAGCCATATCCTTGGCGCTATCCCCTCCCTTGAAGAACATGGGGATCAACGCGCCGCCAATTGCGACCCCTGCCCCAGCCAACGCACCAAACAAACCGAGCCCGCCGAGAAGCTGCGGCATCTGCTGCGTGAATGCGCGCGTTGCATCCGTTCCGCTCGCAATCTGGACGAAGAAGTCGCCAACTTGATAGCTGGCGTTCTGGATCTGGTGGGAATACTCCCCAATCCCACTTGCCGCCTCCTCTGCCCCCCTTTTGATCTTCGGGAATGCGAGGCCCAATTCATCAAATTTCCGAACAGGGGCGATGCCTAGACCAAGCGCAGGGGCAAAATCACGCTTGATGCTTTCCCCAGCTTTCTTGGCTTCATCCCTAATCTTCTTCATGGACGAACCGACGCGCTGTTCCGTCTGTGCGCCCTTCGCGGCGATACTGTCCAGCGCCGCCTCCCCCTGTTTCAACCCAGATGCATCAGCTGTGAGAAGTAATGTTGCAAAGTCTGTCACTTGTCTTGCTCCTGGCAAATGCCCGACAACTTGCACGTCAACCAAAAGGACAACGATCAATGGTTCGGACTAGGACGATGTGGATTGTGGCACTCATAGCGCTGCTTATAGGGGCGGCTACCACTTATTCGCTTATGCTTG